GCTATCGAGGTTATAAGCCCCAAGGCTGTCCTGATGATGCAGGACGGCGGGTCCACGGCTCCGGCATGGTATGACGGCAGCAACTCCGGCCACATCCGAGACCACTCTTTTGAAACCCCCTCGGGGGGTCCCATGATTTGGGTAGGCGACCGGCTATGGGTTGCCAAAGGCAATCTTGTTTTTGCCAGTGACATCGGCAACCCGTTCAGTTTCCGGGAAGAAGTTTACCTTGGGGGAATCCAAGGGTTTGCATTCTCTGGCGACGTGACCGCGTTAGCCAAAACCCCGAGCATCGAGGTTCCGCAGTTGGCGGTGTTCACCAAGGACAACGTCAGCGTGCTCCAGGCCAACATTCGCAACCGCGACCAGTGGCCCCTCACCGACAATTTTCAGGTTGAGATTCTGCAAACCGGGTGCGTGGGCCAGCGCGCAATCGTCAGTCACTATGCCCGGCTCACTTGGGTATCGCCCTCCGGTATCGTGGTTTTCGACTTTGCGACCGCTGGAAAACTATCAGTCCGATTGCCCGTTCGCGACAACGAAATGATGTTTAGCAAAAACGTCGTCAGCGAGGATTTGTCCCTCGTGGCAGGCGCGGCTTTCGGTCAATATTCGCTCATGAGCGTCCCGGCTGAGGACGTATACAACAAGCACACTTGGGTCCTCAATGACGCGAGTCTTGAAACCCTCAGCGACGACTCCGGCCCCTCGTGGTCCGGCGTATGGTTAGGCACCCGGCCTGTTGAGTGGGTTTACGGTGACATTGCGGGCTCAGAAAAAATCTATCACGTCAGCAAGGACGAGGACGGCGAGAATCGGCTCTGGGAATGTTTTCGTCCCGAGCGGCTAGACAACCAGTGCCCCATCATGTGGGCCGTGTTCACTCGCGGCTACTTTGGGCCGACCGGCCAGACCAAGAAAAACCCAGGGCAAGATTGCCTGATGAAATACGCGGACGCGGCGCTTGGTGGTATTGAGGACGATTTGGACTTCGGTGTATTTTTCGCGGGAGGGACTCGTGGAGCGTTTAAACAGATACTCGGGAAAAGAATTTCAGTCGAGCGCGGGAGCCTCCGGGCCGACCAGAACATAACCGCGACGACCGACATATTCGCGTATAAGGCACAATCTCGGAAAGAAAGAACGCAGGATGCACAACAGCAGGGCGAGACAACGGACACGGGAACTTGCGGAGTTGAGTCTCCGAACGACGAGAACCGGGACGACAGTTTCCAACTCCTGATTGTCGGTCACGGCCCAGGCACCATCAAATGGATTCGCGCTTGGTCCTTCGCTTCCCCTGAGGACCAGAGCGGCGCGCCGGACGCGTGCAAAACTGAGGACCGATTCAACGTGATTCGATTTGACGGCGCGGGCGTCCATGCCTCCGATATGAGCGAGGCCGCGCTCGAATTGGCTAACAGGGTTGTGCAGCGATATACCTCTATTAAGACGGAGACCCTCACAGAGGGCGGCGTCTCTGCGGTTGGCGTGGGCATGTCCGAAAGCATCGTGAGCCAAGAGGCGGCGGACAGAGTAGCGTCCACTATCGCTATCAAGCAGGCCGAGTCAGAAATCTTAAGAGTGCTGCCGTCAGTGGTTAGCATCGGGGAGGGCTTTGAATGAAGACTTCATTAGACGTTTTATTCCTCCGCAGACCGGTCCTCAACTATGTGAGCCCTCCGGTTTGCGACGTGCTTTTCTCCTCCAGCAGTGGCCCAGTCATTGTGTTAGACGCACTCGGGCATCTTACTGGTGTTTCCGGTGTAATCCTCGACGGTTCCGGTCGTTTCCGGCTCTCGTGGAACAGCTACCCCGGCGCACTTTGTTACAGCATATATGAAGCGGTTGACCCGGCGCACCCGGAAACGTCTGAATACGTGTTAGTCGCCGAGTGTATACAGGACACGTTTTACGACCCAGGTCACAGCGGTTGTTTCCGTATCAGCGCCATTACGCCGGACGGTGAAACCCCGCTCAGCGCCCCGATTTGCGGCACCGTGCCGGAACCTCCCACAGCGATTACGGACGCGGCGGACAACGTCGGAGCTAGCAACGCTAGACTGCACGGGCGGTCTAATCCTGAGGGCACTTCTACGTTAGTTTATTTCGAGTGGGGTCTTACCACCAGCTACGGAACTGTGACCACTACCCAGGACATCGGTTCCGGCTCCGCTGAGGTATCCGCGCAAGAGGACTTGATTGGATTGCTCAGCGCAGAAACATACCATTTCAGAATCGTAGCGCACAACGCTGCCGGAACTACCTACGGGGAGGACGCTACTTTTGTGACGGAGTCAGACGCGGTAATGCCTCCAACTCCGCTAGCTTACTGGAACTTTGACGAAGTGGCTCCCGGCACAAGAGTCGATTCAGTGCAAGGCATCTTGTTGGACCAAACGAGTCAAGATTTGGTGATACCCGGAATTGAAAACAACGCTCTTGGATTCCAGGCCGTGGCATCGGTAGCGGATAACAAATACGTGCAAGGCTTTGACGACCGGCTTATCGCTCACGGAAACGGGCTAACGGCAACAGGATGGTTTAATATTTCCAGTGCGTCTATTGGGGGCAACTATCCGGGATTCCAACTGGTGCGGTGGGGTGTGGGAAGTGGTGAGCTATTGTTAGTATGGAACGCGAATACTATCAACGCCTTTTCATTGGGATTTTTGAACTACTTTGACAGCAACTTATTGCTCCTCGCTGAAGTCCGGCCCGACCTATACGATTCTTGGAACTTCTTCGCCGCTTGGCTGGATTCGTCTGATTACAAAATCAGACTTCAGTTCAACAACGCTGGGACAATCTACGAGTCTCCTACCTCCACTGTTTATACTCCCGGTGGAGACCCCGGATTTGGATTCAACTCCATCATCGGGGGGTCAGTGTCAAACCCTGTCACCTTTGACTTTGGGTTGGACTTGTGCGGATTGTGGGAGAGCACCTTAACCCCCGGCAACAGAAGTTTTCTATACAATGCCGGTCTAGGGGTATCCTATCCCTTTTGATAGAAAGACAATATGAGCCTACAAGCAACCAACCTCCTAATCCAGATGGGAAAACTCCCAGCGACCCTCAACGCCAAGCCGCAAGAGTTTGCGGACGAGTTGATTCGGCACATGCGGATTGTTAGCCCCAGCGGAACAAACTTCATTTTCATCGGCGACACCGAGCCAACCTCGAACGTCGGTCCCTGGCTGAAGGGCGGCACGCAATGGTGGGTTTGGAGCGAGGACATCAAGCGATACGTTCCGCTAGACATCAGCGAGAGCGAAACGAAATGGTTCCAAGTGGGCTTTACCACTCCCGCGACCAGCACGCCGCCTGTCTGGTTACGCACCACGAAAGACCAGACTGAGGCCGACCCGAGCATCGGGAGCCCGATTGGCTGGCTCATTTTCAACGGCACCAACTGGATTCCGTTCAACAGCATCGTCACGAGCGGACCAACGGCTAGCAGGCCAGCAGCGCCAATCGAATACCAGCAATTCTATGACACCACGATTTCTGTCCTCATTTGGTGGGAGCGCGGCGCGTGGCGCACAGTTTCCGGCGTCCCTGGAGACATTAAGATTGTCGGATTTCTCAACTTGGATGACGCAAAAGCAGCTAACCCAGGATGGGATTTGTTCGGCGCTGGCAATCAATCTTTTCGTGGCCGGTATATCTCCCAGGCGACCAAAGACGCCGCAGGGACGGACCTTACCACCGACCCGGACGTTGCCCATCGGCAATCATTTGAGACTTTCGGCGAGACTGACGGGGTGAAGATTGACGGAGCCAGTCCGGTCCCGTATCCTCCTACAATCGCCTTGTGGCACCTCATTAAGACCTAAAGCCCACACTATTACTAGGATATGAACGTTGTCGAGCTAAGACCAGAAGAGTTCACAGACAGGCTTTTGCCTATCTTCATGAGCGTGGCCATGCGACTGAATGCCGAGGGTTACCCCGTCATCCCGTCCCCGGCTTACTTCTTCCCGCATTGGCGCAAGCTGATGGAAATGGGCATCGCTCGAACGTGGGAGATACCCGGCGCGGTTGCCGGTGTGCTTTTCGTCCCCAACATGTTCACCGCTGAGCCCGAGGCATTGATTTGTTTTTGGTTTTCGTTGCCGGACACATCCGGGACTATTGAGTTGATAAAAGCCGTCGAAGCAGCGGCTAAGGAATCTCACTGTTTAAACCTACGTTCTGCGGCCTTCGGCGTTCTGCGCGGGAGTGCCATGGAACGGCTATACAAATCCCTTGGCTTCAAGTGTGTTGAGACTGGTTGGAGTAAAAAATTATGAGTGATATTTTTGGTGCAGTGGGACAAGTCGCCAGCGCCGCTATCCAGGCGAGCGCAATCAAAGACGCGACGCAGATGCAGGTTGACGCGCTCGAAAAGCAGCGCAAGTTTGTATTCGACCAACTCGACCCGAACGTCATCGGGCCACAGGCTACCATAGGCGACATCCAGCGCGCCCAGAACCGGCTAGCACTCCAGGGCCAGATTGACCCAGCACTGTTAGCAACTCGATACGCTGCCGAAGACAAGCAGGCTAAATTTCTATCGGCCCTTGGGCCGGGAAGCACGGCGGACACCGTGGCTCAGAAAGCCGCGTCTGAGGCACTCACAGGCGTCCCCGGAATGCAGGAAGGCAAGAAACAACTCGTTGACCAAGCACTGCACGAGTTGAGTTTAGGCGCGACGTTGCCCCCCGACATCCAGGCCGAGATTGTGAAAGCCGGGCTCGAACGCACCGGCCAGACGCAAGGCGCGGCAGGTCCACAAGGATTCGGACAACCCATTTTGAGGCAGCTTATCGGTCAGGCCGGTCTGAAC